GCCTTTTTTAGGGTGGGGAGTCAATGCCTCACCCTTACCTCTTGACTTGTAGCCAGCAACCAGCATCCTACCCATTGGCAAAGAAGCGTCTCCCATAAAGCCCCCCTGTAGGTTATGCTCTAAGATAATTGGCTTGCCATAAGGGGTTACAAAAGAGTGGTAACCAGTAGGAGTGTGCTTACTATCTGAGCCAATCAAACTTTCCTTTGGGTAGTAGGTAAAGTTCTTTGTGAGCCTCTCCGAGTGAATAGCCCTAATCAAAGGGTAGATTGCTTTCACATCCTTTACAGAGATATCAGCAACCTTATTCTCATTGATAGGCTTAGTAGGGTCGAAACCTAAAGTGTTTTCGACCTCTAAATTAAAGTTCTCTTTAATGTGGTAAAAACCACCTTCAAATAACTCTTCCATTTTCTTCTACACCAGTTTTTGAATAACACCAAAAAGGGTCATTACTATAGCAGAGGTAATAGCAGTAACAACTGATACCAGGACCATTCTTCGGAAGCCTGTAGCATCAGCTCGACATTTTGACTCTTTTTCCACAAAATCTTCTATCTTGACTAATCTGCTGTCCAGCTTACGCATTGTTTCCTGCAAGGCCTCTCTGCCATTGCCTTCTACAACAACTTTATAAAGCTTATCTACTCTGCCAATTAGAGACTTAATGGTCTCTACTTCACCAAGAGTGCTAAACTTCTCCCGTAGCTCTTTAATTTCTGCTTGTAGGTCTTTTATTGATTCGACGCTAGACTCAAAGGCTTTGTTAATGACAGTTAAGTAGGCTTGGGTATCTTGTTGTTGCATAGGAGGATTCCTCACTTTACTATATTAAGTAGAGGGGGATTTATCTTCCTTGTAACCTAAAAGCCTGTCAATCAAATCTTCGATTTTCTTAATAGCCTCTTTCAAATCCTCGGGAGGAATAGCTAGTTCAAAATTAATAGGTTTCTCTCTAATTTCTTGGATTAAAGTCTCGACAATCATAGGTTAGTCTCCAGCAGGTATTGGACAAACTTGAGTAGAACTTCTTGGTCTCCAATCAGACCTTCGATCTTCTCAAGCTGGGGATAGATTACACTTCTGTCTAAACCAAAATCCCTTTCAAGGAGGAGGACAAAGTCATCTAGCTCTTCCTTGCTTTTAGGGAGGACCTTTTTCACTGAGTCATCCATTGAATTAGCCTTCATTTGGAGGCCAACTACTGCCAACTCAGCATCTCCTTTAGCTTTAGCCTTAGCTTTTTCAAGAGGTATCTGCACCTGATTAACAAAGAGCTCACTCTTTTTAGGAGGTTCAATTCTACCCATCATCTCCCTAGATTCCATAAGAGTGATAACATTCTTGGCATACAGGTCTGCTGCATGGGAGCCCATTTTAATAAGCCTGGACTTGTCTACTTCATCGAAGACTAGTTTTACAACATCATCATCTTCATTGTAAGGATCAAAACCACCCTCCCAAAGAAGCTCATTCAGTAAGAAGGTTTCTAACTCCCGAGCAATTTCCTGCTGACAGAACCTGACCTTTGATAAGAGCAAATCATTAGCTGCCTCAGCAGTACCTAGAGTAGCTGTGTCAAAGCCCATGATGTAGGGAGAAGTGCCTAAGCCGCTAAAAGCCCTGCTAGAGAAGTACTTGAGGTACTCTCCTAACCTCAATGCTTGACTCTCAGACCCAATAGCCTTAATCTCATGGGCACCGCTGGTAACAATAACTCCCTCAGGAGACATGGACTTGTAGAGCGAAGCTGCTCTGTTGATTTCTTGCTGGATACCTGCCAGAGGTGAAGCCGTCTGGGAGACCTTGTGGTGAATAATTGGAGTAGAATACTTCTTAATCAGGATGGCTACACACTGCTCCATTGCCCTAAGCAGTGAGACATCTTCTAGTGCTGGGAAAGTAAGGCCTACCCCGTAAGAAGAGTCTGCACCCTTCTTGTAGGCTATGTGTACTATGTCCACCCCAGGCAAAAGAACCTTGCCATCAACCTGTTGGACAACATTGTCAAATCTAATGGCGGCTTTAGTAGCGTCTAGTTTAACAGCACCGTCAGAGACAAGTTTATACAGCTGCTCTGCACTTTTTGATTGAATTCCCCAACCCAGACTTCTACCAGTCGTTTTCTCAATAACTGGGGCAAGCCTCTCAGCAGAAATAAGAAAAATTCCTGAAAGGGTGTAGGGCTTAAGCTCATAGACTGGTCTCCTCCCTGCTACAGGACCTCCACCCCTTTGTTTAATAAAGAAAGCATTGCCAGTCTTGAAATACTCGTGTACAAGCCTAGAAAGCCAGGTCTTCCACGATTCCCCTGTAGACAGAGAGAAAGCATTAAGTCTCTTTGTTATATAGGAGACTTGCCTCTCCTTACCCTCCAAATGAAAGTCAAGGAAGAGTTCTGTGTACTTATCTACAGACTGCCGAACTAAGCCATCTACCAGGTAAGCATTGATGGACTTAGTAATAGCCTCTGACAGCTTACGGTCTCTTTGGTCTGAAGGGGTGTTAAATGAACCAAAACGAAAGTTTGGTTCAAGAGGGTTTTCAGCACGGATGACAGGCTTTTCCACAGAATACTCTGTGGGTGGGTTTAAGTTTACCGAAAAACCTGTAGTTTGTGCGTGAGAAAGCATTAATTAGTACTCCATTTCAATAGAGGAAGCTACTTTGAATGTTATTGAGTTTTCTGATTCAATTGAGTTACAGCCCCTACACCGTAAGTGCTCTCCATCAATTTAGTCAACTCTTCTAAATACTCACCAGTAGTTATTCCTTCAAGATTCTGTAGAGACCTCAGGTAGGAGATCATGTTTCCCAACAAATCTCTAAGCTGTTTTATCTTAGAGGCATTCTGGGAGATTTCTATCTGTTTTCTCCTCTGCTCTTCAAACTTTAGAAGTCTCCCTTCTGTACGAACCATGTGGTCCTCAATAGCCCTTGTGTTATCTAATAAAACACTGCCAATCAGAGAGTTAAATTGTGCTACTTCAGGAAACATAGTATCAGAGTCTAGTAAACCCAAGACATCACCAAAATCTCTCTCCAGTGAGTCTGTAAAGGAGAAGACTCTCTCCTGAACACCTTCTGCCAATGCATAGGCCTGCGCTGCCATCATCTGGTGAACCATGTTAGAGAGTTCACCACTGAAGAGGTCTCTCAGAATATTCCCTAGCTCCTCCCACTTTGTAGATTGGAGAATCAGTCCCCATTCTACAAGCATCTTCAGACTCTGAAGCAGCTTAATAACCTTGTAGAGTTCTTGTTTAGCCTGAGCAAACCCTACAGAGTAGAGTTGAGTGAGAATCCTGGAACTCAAGGCATAAGTTAGAGTAAGACCAATTTGAGCAAACTTGTTGTTCTTGACCCTGTTTACCTGCTCCTTCATTACATTGAGCTGCTGATTAGTCTTATCTAAATTGTATTGGCCTAAACTAGTGTCGTCTACATAATCATACAACTCGGTTGGGTCTGTAATTCTTTTCCAGTAATTTTCCAAAGAGTACTTTAACTGCTCTGTTTCCATTCCAATGTGAGCCAAGTCGTTTAAGAAGCTAGCCCTTGGATCTTTAGAGTTAAGTAGAATCTCCTTCTCAGCAGCCTTTATTTCATCTATCAAAGAATCAGGTAAAGGTTTCTCAGGTGCTAGGAAGACTTCACTTGGGTCCCAAAGAGTTCTCTTAACCAGCTCATTGTAGCTAACAATCCTTGGATCATCCAGATTAGCAGCCACTATCTCAGCAATAGTCTCCTTGGCGAGAGTAGCTACTTCTTCAGCTAGGTTAATAGTATCAGCTAATTGAGTGCTTCTATTTGTCTCGGTTACAGTTCGCTCTACCCCTATCACAGCAGGGTTGTCCAAAGTACCAGCAGTACCCACCCCCATTCCAGGGTCTACCACTTTATTAATTACTTTCTTCCTAACCCATTGATCAAAAGGCATTTCGTCCACCCAATCCTAGATCAAAGTCAGATCTAAAAACTCCAGGGCCCTCAGGCAACTGTCTATTGTAGCTGCTAATATTCATAAGAAGCTGGTCCTCACTAGCTGCATGAGGGGTATTTAGCTCTTCAGTAGTTAGTTGAACACCTGAAGTCTCATTACTGTTAAACCAGTCAGCCAACTCATTCTCAAAGTACATGAAGATAGCATACATACAAAGAGAGCAGCAGTCTATAATGTGTTCCCTGAAGGAATGGAACTTAATAGTGTTCTCAGTCACCTTCTTAATCTTGTAAGTCAGAAACTGGTTTCTAGTCTCCTCATCACTTGAGGGGAAGAAGAAGCGTCTAGCTTGTAGCTTCTTATCTAGAAGCTTTACTAGGAAGGGTTTAATCAGTTTCCTTTCAGTTTCACCAGTCTGTGGATTGGGAAGTTCAATCTTTGTATTAAAGGCAAGACTTAGAATCCTATCTTGCATTCCCATCCCTTGTTTTTCAGCCTCAATAACTAAAGTCTCCCACTGCATACTGCCATGACCAGCATCACAGACTACAAATTGAGGCGTGTAAATACTAATTAGCTCCAGAATCCTAGCAACAGCATTCGTGTAGGTAAACTTCCCACTCTCAATCTCTTCCCTGTAAATGATAGTGAAGTTTCCAGTCTCATGCTCGTACTGAGTAACCACAATGTTAGAGCCAGCCTGGACCTTATCCCAGTCCACACCAATGACTCTAAAGCTACCTTCCCTTATGTTCTCTTCACCATACTCCCAGTCATAGGCAGCAGCTAAGTCTACATCGGGCTTTCTGAAGACAGACTCATCTGTTTCACCAACTTCTAACAGCCATTCTGTGTACCAGATTTCAGGGGTAGTAGATAGCCTAGTTTCCTCCAGCTTTTCAGGGGTGTAATCTGGGTTCTCTGTTACAGGGACAAAGATGACCTTATTGAATGGGTCTTCGCCAAGTTTCTTAACCCTATCAAAGAATTTCCCCATTGGTTTCTTGATAGTGCCTGCTACATAAGACTTAACATTTCTGTACAAGCCTCCTTGCATAATAGGCTCTATAACTTCCCAGTCCTCAGTGGTAAGTTCCTGAGCCTCATCAACAAAGACAATATCAGCTGTACCACCTCTTTTACCACCCTTCAACTTCTCATTCTGAGCCACTCCCATAATGTGCCCAAAGATCTTAGACCCAGTGGTAAAGGATCTCATCTGAGGAGTCCTAGAGTTACCAGCCTTAGCTTGTAAGTAGCCTAATAATTCATTGCTGAAAATCCAGTCATCTATCTTGCGGAAGACTTCACCTACTTGGAAGGCGGATGATGCATAGATGTAGATAGTCTTCCCCTCATGACAGCAAGCCCACCAGAGGGCTAACAGACTGAAAATGAAGGAGTTGTGGACAATGAGGTTGTTTGCAACGAAGTTGTGGTCTTCATGCTCAACACAGAGGTCATAAACTCTCTGCATTCCAATCTTTCTAATCTCAATGACAATCTCCCATCTCCTAGGAGACTTTGCATCATACAGGGGGCTTTCTATCTGTAGTGCCCTAAGCAGTAAAGCTATTTCCAGAGAGTCTCTAATAGAGAGATTGCCATCCTCATCTACTACACTGGAAACTCCATATTTCTGAAGTAAGAACTGAAGCTGTTTTGCAATATTCAGACTCCAGAGCATGAAGACAGCTAACTGTTGGTTGTGGTAGAGCCCACCCTTTGTCTGCCAGAGTTCGAGTAGGAAATTAGACAGTGCTCCCTTATCAAGTGAATAGACTTCATCTGGGATACTGTTAATGAAGAAAGTAGTGTCTTTGTAAAACTCCAACTGGTCAGCAGTGGCAGTGTTCTCCCCAAAGAAGCCAATCTCTGTTGGACCAAGAATCCTATCACCAACTTTTAACTCCTTGGCTTGAATCCAACCCTTAGACCTGCTAAAGACAAGGTGATCCTCGCTTAAACCTATGCTAGAACCATTGCCTAAATGAACCCTAAGACAGCGTTTTTCACCACTGTCTACCCATTGACATGGAGTCTTAACCAGTTTATTCTGAGCAAAGTCAAAGCAGAGAGTGTTCTTGACTCCTTCTGCCCTTGAAATAGGAACAGGAACTAAGGTGTCTGCATCTATTACAGCAGAGTCCCCCACCAAACATTTTCCAGCACGTCTGTGCACACAGAGGTAAGTAGTCTTCTTTTTACTGTTCAGTAAAAGTTTCTGGGCAAAGTTAGCTTTAAAGGGTTTCCTGTCTACAGGGTCCACTAACAAGGTTTCAGCCCAAGTTAACGGATGTTGAGAAATCTTTATCAAGTTTTCTCTAGCCTGAGGGGGAATTTCATTAAGATCCATAATAAAAGTAATAGAGGCTAGCGTGAAGTATAGCGACTTGCAAAGAAGGCCGCTTCAGAGCCGAGAGAGGTGTAACCACCAGCTACTCTCTGCTTAGCGTACTGCAAACTCGCATAAGCTTGATCCATACTTACAGAAGAATGTGAGAATGGGACAGCAAGAGAAGTCCTACTCTCTTGCATACTCCTGTAAGAGTGTGCTAACCCTTTCATTGCATGGGGAATACCCATGCCTACCTGTAGAGCAGCCTGGTAGAAGACCATTCTACCACTGCCCATTCCAGCTGTTAAGAAGAATAAACCAGCCTGTGCTCCAAGTTCCTTCGTCTTTTCACTAGGGTCCTTGTGAGAGAAGAGAACCGGAGCCATGAAAAGCCCTTGAAAAGCAACGTTCTTCAGGTGGTATTGCTCAAGAGAGTGTGCAGCCTTACCAGTAAGACTAAAGGCACCTCCTAAGGCTTTTAACAGCTTGTCTATTACCATTAAATTCGGACTCTAGTGCTTAAACTCTTTAAGTAGTTCCCAATAGAACTTCCAGCTCTTGCAGCAAGCCTAAGGTGGTTTCTAATACTACCCCCACCTAAAGCATAGTGGTAGGCTCCATAGCCAGCCACCCCAGCAACCATTCCAGCAGCCAAACCACCTGAGTAATCTCTGTTCTGGACCCTGTTAATTGCTGTTCTAGCCCCTGAGAAAGCAGTAATGCCTAACCCACCAATAGCAGCAACTCTAGCAGTCTTCATCAGAGGACTCCCAGCCCCCCAAGAAGTCCAGTTGAAGTGCTGGTTGGCAGAGGCTCTCCAGAACTTCTGGAAGCCAGCAGCAGCTCTTGGCCCCGTAGTGTTTGTAGGTGGAGCCCAACGAACTGGAAGGTAGGTCCCATTTCCATACTTCCAATTCGGCCCTGTATTGATGTTGTTTACTGGTCCCATTTATAACCCACTGTTCCTTCCCAGGACACTCCTGGCATAGCTTGCATCTGCTCCCATGTCATTAGCATGTCTAATATTGGAGCCATCATAGTAAGCAGTCACCGGCCCAGAAGCTGAGCCTAGAAACTCACCCATAGCCCCCAAAGTACCTTTGGCAATGCCAAAGGCACCTAACAATCCAGCCAACCTAGGAGCAACTCTAGTGTTTAGTGCATACCTTCGAACATCAGTCCTAGCATAAGGCCCTTTTAAGTGAGGGAACCAGACATCTAAAGCATTTGTCCCCTTCCCAAAGACCTTTCCTCCAGGCCCAATTCCTCCTATGAGAGCAGCCCTAGCAATCCTCTCAGCACCAATTCCCCCAAACCTAGCACTATCATAAGTAGTCTTAGCTACTCCCCCACCAAGTCTAACAAGTCCTTGCCATCCTCCAGCAGCTCTGTAACCTAAAGCTAAGCCTCCGTAGAGGAGTACATCATCTGCAAGAGACAGTATTCCTAGACCTGCCCCTGCCACTGATGCTGGAATGGCAGCTAGTCCACCGGCAACTAGACCTACTCCCAATAAACCTTTAGTGAGAGGTCTTGCCCACCCTCTCCAAGCAGCTTCAGAGAACTCACCTGCTGCAGCCATCTTCCTGCCATAAGCAGTTGGATTGTCCTGAATCAGGTTACTCACTACGTCTCTGAAAGCACTAGTCAACAGACTCCTCCTCTTCCACCAGTTCTATAGTAGGGTTAAGCTTCGTAGTCAGCAGGTTCTTAATAAGATCACCACCCTTGCCAATAGAAGCAGCATAGTTAAGTCTCTCCTTTCTGTTAGCCATTAACTGAGTCTGGAGAACAGAAATCTGTTTCTGCAGTCTCTCCATCTCTTTCAGCAGTGGGTGGGAAGTTAACTTTAAGTAGGCTTGACCACTTCTCTGGTCAATAGCTGAGACTTCTCTTAACTCAATGCCATCTAGAGCTATAGCCCAGTCTATCCTTCTCTGAATAACCATGAGTCTAACTAGGCTGGCTACGTTAATTAAGTCTACAGTGTTCTCAGGTCCAACCTCTAGGTCCTGAATAAGAGTGGAGAACAACTCTGCTGCATAGAGCTTGTCTGCTCTACAGTCTGTCCCCATCAAACCAGCCTCTTC